GATTTCAAATGTAGCATAGTGGTTGGGTCACTCGTACCAATCCCGACATTGCCTGAACTATCAATTCTCATTCTTTCAGTCCAACTACCAGAACCATCAGCAGTGGTCAGGAATCTAATCCTACCCGGCATATCATTCGCTCCGGGTGTACCATCTACCTGTATTTGAATACCACCAGCAAATGAATTAAAATCCCCATCTCCGTCATAACCATATCCTTGAGCTTGCCACAAAGTGTCTCCATCCTGAACAATCGCTGGAGAAGCCTTTGAACCGCGTGCGTGTCTCCCAGCAAAATTAGGTTGACCAGCATCATTTCTATACGATGTAATAAATATTTCTGATGGCCCTCCATCCTTTACTAATTCCAGTTCAGCCGCTGGAGAGGTCGTTCCAATCCCCAGATTCGATGTAAAATAACTACTTGTCTCATTAACAACAAATCTTTCAGTTCTATTTGTACTGCCTGTAGAAAATCCAAGAGTATCACCATTATGCTTATAAACAATAGCACCTTGTAATGTACTGCCCTCAACAAAGTCAATTAACGCACTTCGATTAGCCGTTGCTGTAAATTTAAGTTTCGGATCACCACTTGAACTTGATTCAATAATCAATGTTGAATCTGCTAATGAGGAACTACCAACTGTTACATCATTATTTGTGGTATCTACTATAAAAACATCCCCACCATCAGAGTTTTTTCGGACAAGAAATGCTTCTGTATCGGTTACATCTATTACCTGAGTTCCTTCTAATATCTCATCAAAGCTAAGTGAACCACCGCCACTTACGGTCAAATCTCCCGATATTGTTAGATCACCATCTATTGTACCCCCATTACCGAAATCTTCAACAATGGCTTTTAACATTGAACTCTGCATTATATCTCCACAGTTTTAACTGCACCAGTTGTGGTGCTAGTAGAATTGTAATTAAAATAAACTGTATTGCCCAACCCTCTTGGAACAGTTAGAAATGTTAAAGTGTTCTTTGGAATCAATAGGTCATTAGCTGCTGAAACATCTGTAGTTGTTGTAGAGAAATTAAAATAGATCTCCACTGCTGAATATACTCCTAATGTAGAGGTCATTGTTGCCAATGCTAAGTGAGTTGTGTTCCCTGTACTGGCACTTGAACCAGCCGTTCCTGCTGAATTAACTGTCCATTCACCACCTACTGTGGCATTTAAGGCTTCTTGAACTGATCTTTTATGTAATTTTCCCATGATTAACTCGATTTCCTGTAAACTATTGCAAAATCACCACTAGCCACAGTAACAGCAGACCACTCACCGTAAATGGTTTGACCTGCTAAAACTGTCACTGATGATAAACTATCCCAAATGTCTGTATCTAAACTTGTCGCAGATATGACACAATCAGTAGATAGTGCCTGGATTGCAACATATGTGTGTGAATTAACTGTAGCGTTTGTGACATAATCATAGCCACCGCCACCTAATCGGTTGGATGCTTCTTGCTCTGTATATCTATGTAAATTTGATGTTGCCATGTCTTCTCCTATCTCTCTAAGGTGTTGGCAGACCGTGAACGAGTCCAGCTAATAAGCGTTATTTTTTCTTCTTAGCGAACATTTTCTTTTTTGGTGCTGCTTCTTGTTTGACGATCTTTGGACCGCCATGTGAATTCTTTACCACTTCAAAACCATCATTGACCTTCGCTTGAGCCACTTCTCGTGATTCAGTATGCTCGTAATGGTTTCCTTTTCTTAATACTATCATAATATCTCCTATAAATACCCTGGGCGATGACACACTGCCCAGGGTAAATATTCATCAAGGTTTACGGATTAAGGAATTCGATTCCCTTTACATGGTTACTTGTAGTGATAACTGCACCATAAATGATGTCAGCTACGACTTTGGTTCCCAAGTAGTCTACAGAATATTCTGACTGAACTCGAATATCTTGCTGCACAGCTACAGCTATCGCTGATTTGTGGACAAGATATGCTGCTTCGATTCCAGTTGAAGTTGTAGTCGGGATCAAACTAGATGTCATCACTGGGATGCCAAATAATCTTCCTACTTCACCAGTTTGCATGACTGCATTGTCATTACCAAAACCAACACCAGCACCAGAATTATTGGTGACGAATGCTTTGGAGTTCAACAGATCAGCATAGATCAGTGGATTCACGAAGAATGCACATTCATCTGCTGGAATGTCGTTACTCATCAAGGTTCCAAGAGCAGTCTCAACATCTGCGTTAGACATAGAATTGTCTGCGGCCAATGTTTGAGTTGTACCTAAAGTTTGAAGAAGAGCTTCAATCTTTGTGTCGACAGCCTTGGCAAGTCCATAGGCCATTGACTGAGCGTACTTGTCAAACAATTGCTCGTTGGATTGAATCATTGCCAAATCTTCAAAAAGTTTGGCGGCATATTTGTGTTGATCAATTGCAAGATCGATGTCGGTTTCAGTTGCTACACTATAAGCCACACCAGTGTTCACTGCTTTGTCATCAGTAGACACTTCTTGAATCGTGGGTATGTGCAGGACATCGCCTGCTCCTCGGACCAAACTTGAGTAATCGTCAAAGAATGGTTTAAGAACTAGGTTTTTTTCAAAGTAGCGATAAACACCATCGGCCCACAGTTCTGGGATAAAGACATCCAGCTGTGTTCCTCTCGTTGTATCACCACTAAAGGCGGTATAGGCCATTAATTAACTCCTTATGAAGGTGATCGCCTGTACGATTCCACGATCTTATCCCAATGTTTAGCTCTGTCTTTCCTGTCCATCTTTGTCCAATCTTCAGGAACCTCATTCGCTGGAACAGCAGGATTATTGGCGATCGCAAGGCGAGGATTATTTTGATTAAATTTATTATGCAAGGCTCGTAATTTCGACAATGGTAGATCACCAAAGGTTTCACGATCCTCTTCACTGAAATCTGAGAGTATTTGTTCTCTCATTTGGTTCTCATCATTCCTGGCTTGTTCTACAACAGGCTCAAGCTCTGCAATTCGCAATGCTCGCTCTTCTGCTAACTTTTGCCATTCATTCTGTTCTTCCATCTGCTTCTCACGATCAGTTGCGATCTGTTTTTGCAACTTCGCAAGTTCAGTCTCAGCGGCCTGACTTCTTTTACGATACTTTTTGCTTTCAGCAATTAACTGATTAACATCAGACATTTGTTCATCAGTTGTTTCTTGACTTTCAGGTGTCACCTCTGTCGATACTTTTGGTTCTACAGGCGATCGAGTTCCTTCCGCGATCTGCGGTGCTTCCGTTGGTGTGGTAGCTTCTTCAGACATACTGTCTCTCCTTTATAGGTCTATTTTTGTTCTGTAAGGGCGTAATGCCCTTCCTATATTCTTATTGATTTGGTTTACAAGATCCTTTATAAGCATATCTCTTGTTTCATTATGAATTGCTTTTTGTTGAGAAAAACCTGTTGATCCAGCCTTTCCTGTAATTGGTCTGAATTTGTTTGGCGGAACAGCTTCTGCATGAAAGGTCAATAGATCGGCCGTTCTTATTTGGTCACCCTTATTTCGTGGATGCATTGCACCATCCTTTACACCATAAGATAATTGCACATCACTATTCCACCTTGCTCTTTTTGGTTTCTTTGGCATTATCTGTTTGAACATTAGACCTGATGCAAAAAGATTAGGGTCAGAATTTCCATATTTCCTCTTTTTTTCCTTTGCATACTTAGGAGTTAATTTTGGAAACCTTCTTCCATCAGGGCTTCTCATCTTATGTTTTATTATATCTAGATGCATTACCCTTGCTTTAATTGTTAAACTATATAAGAACCCAGTGCTAAATCGCATGATCTCTTCTAATTTTGGCAGTTTAAATTCCACGACTATACTCCAATAGTGTTTTTGCTTTTTTGAATTTCTTTGGATTCTCTGCTATCTGAGAACTTGCAGCAGACGATACCCTAGGATCAGACCTTTGTGGTAACCATCTATGTCTACAATTGAATCCACCACCATCTACCAATGCACCAGGGAATTGAGATTCAACCTCTGCTTTGGTCAATCCACCCACACTTAACATAACTCTGCATATTGGTCTTGTCTTTCCATCTAATGGTCCGTGATAGTACCATGACTCATCATTTGGAAGATCTTCTCCCATTACCATTACGATGCTTCTGTTATAAGATGCCAATGCCGTTGCTACAACACTTTCAACCCTTCTGGGTGTCAATGATACCTTTGTAGCGATCCTCTCCCTCAATTCATTTCCTTTCAATCCCTGAGAAAGACCTTCGGATAATCCAAGTCTCACTTCCTCGCCAAGTCTGGTACTGTAAGTAATGATCGATGATTCCTGCACTTTTCTAAATGCCAGTAACTCTATTTCACTTATCTTTCCAAACTTGACCATGTCATCCAACATGAATCCTGTCGCATTCAAATAAGAATCAATAGCACCTTGCATCAATAGGTCTTGGATCCAATAATCTGCAATTGAAAGTCCTGCAATGATCGCTAGTATCTCTTCCGTAGAAAGACCTTCGTTCTGTAGTTCTTCTACATCCTTGTAGAATTCTTCTTGGGATAACTCCAGTTGTGATAGGTAGTCAGCAACCGCCTGGTCGATGATCTGTTCCATTGATCTAACTCTCTAAACGAGCCAATAAACGATTCTGAGGTGCTTGTTCCTCTGCTTCAACTTGTTGTTGTTGTGTCTGAAACTCTGCTCTCTGCTCTGGAGATGCATCAGGATTCATATAATCAAAATAATCTTGTTTCGTTGCAAGTCCTTGCTCAAATCTCCAGGTCCATAAAGCGATCTCTGTATCTGGAGTAAGTGCGTAATTAGGTTCTAAGAAATCAACAGAATATTCATTAGGCAATCTTGTGCCTGTCTCAACCTCCAGTATGGCTCTATCCACATCATACCTCTTTTTCTCCCAAGGTCTCCAAGTATCCTCTTTCTCTCCTGTTGCAATATCTCTCATTTCCATTTCAAGTATACTTAATGAACTTGCACTTGGTGCATTCCCAGCATCATCCCTAGCATACTTTGCACGAATATGATTATTGTTCAATGTGGATTCAACCAAAAATCTTGTAGAATCAACGATCTCTTGTAAACTTCCACCCGAATTGGTTACTCCAAAATTCGCACCCTCTGGTAAATAAAGCACCTGATCGGTTCCAATGGTGATCCGACTTGCATCATCCACGCCAGAAATGAATTTGATACCCAAAGCAGAATAGCGTATGGCCAGTTGTAGTTCTATCTGTGCCACATTTACTGCCAGGTCAACTTGAGCAACATCCATCGCATTTGCCACCGAGTGATAATCACGGATCGGTTGGTATCTATTGCAGAAAGTGACTGGCAATACCCCATAAGGGTTAATGTCCTGTTCATTCACCGATACTTTTTGACCTTGCTCATCAATGAGATAGTGTTCTCCCTGATATCCAGGCCTACTCTCGGTCCAGACAGCATGAACTGGTGTGTTTATCCTTGCATTGCCCTGATATTCTATGGGATAACATATGCCGATTGGCTTTTCTCTACTATCACCTGCCAAGAACAATGGAGTAAAGTGACTCAAGGTCTCATATTCCAATTTTCCTATCAACTCATTCCACCTAGATCGTATCGCCATCGTACCTAATAAAAATGTCAATCTCTCCAAAAGCCTTCGATTCGCATTGAGACTTTCAACATCAAGTAAATTCAAATATGATTCAGAAACTCGCATTCTGGGCGGTCGTTTGTAGGTCATAGACCTCACGGCACAAACTCTGCGAGTAATGTTCTGATTCAATACAGGAACCTGACTAAGTGTCTCTGGGCGAAAGAATTTGCCGATATACTGATCTACATTGACCCCTTCATACCAATCCATGAGATAATCACGCTCACGAGTGCGTGTATCTTCAATATATTTTAAAGTTTCTTTTAATGCTTTATTTACACTACTCTGTGCTAAATCAGGTATGGTTACCAATCTATGACTCCAGCGGTTCTTCTTTTAATAGGGAATTGGTTTACGATGAAGTACCTAAAGGCATCATTCATGTGATCTACCCTACCATCCTTCAATGGCTCTTCTTTCAGTCTCTGGTCCACTCTATGCTCTGGATATCGATAGTTCTCATAGCACTCGATGGAACCCTTACACTTATCACTTACATAAAAATGACTATCCCCATTGGCATCCTCTATGAATGAACGAACATGAGATACACCATTGGCAATATTCCTCGATACCTTATCTGTCCTATATCTAACCCTGATCCCTTTTCTTCTGAATTGTTCTATATCTCCCATACCACTCTGTGCCTGAACACCACCACCTGCTGGGTCTCCAAAATATGCCTGGACAGGATAATCCTTCCTTAGGATCATACTTGCAAGTTCATCGGTCTTGATGTTCTCCTCAAAACAGATCTCATCTATTTGATAAATTCGAGTGTCAGATTCCCTTTCTTCCACCTGATACCATCCCACCGCTGGCATCCTAAAGCCGAAATCGATGGAGCAGAATGTGGGTAGATCGGGGTTGAATCGAAGTCCTTTAATGACATTCGTGTACCTTGAGAATGGGTATACACGACCTGTGAAACTGACGAAGGATGCTCCGTACTCCTGTTCCCATGTCTCTTTAGTAAGTGTTTTTTTGATGTCATCTATATTCTCCTTGAAATAGGGTGATTCCCATGAAGGATGTTGCCATGATGCCCAATCTGGGAATTCCTTTGATTGTCCTCTGGTGTAACAATCGTACATCCAATTATGCCCCTCTGGCGTTGTGGTCATCAATGCCCAACCTCTTCGATCTGACAATGTTGGCCTTAAATATTGTTCCCATATGATCTTCTTTATCTTGGCAGCTTCATCTATGATCAGCCAGTCCAAACCTTCCCCAACAAGAGAATCTGCATTGTCTGCTGATTTGATCCATACTTCTGAAGCAAGTCCTGCTATTTTAAAGTAATATATCTGACCACTGATCTCTTTCTTTGCTTCTACAGGAAGTCTGAGTTTTAATAGCAGATCATCCTTTACAATTCTAGCGATCTTATCACATAACTCATAATTAGGTGCAACGATCCACCCTCTCGTCTTAGGTGATAAGATCCATGGCTCAACTTCCCTCGCAGCACTAAAACTCTTTCCTGATCGTCTTCCTTGTATGTTCACACGGAATCTCGCAGGGCTATTATGTACTACCTCTTGATTAGGCGTTGGCTGATATTGTATTATGTTCCAGAATTTCTTCTTGTTGAGGATTCGTTTCGTCTTTTCCAATGTTGCTATCTTCGTAACCACACTCCTTGAGTACGGTCTCCAGGTTGCCTGTCAGGTCAATAGACTGACGGTCTGTTTGTCCCAAATAGTTCTTGCCAAGAAAAATACTCATTGCAGCATTGCTCTCAGCAAGTTTGAATTGTATCTGTCGCAGTTTGATCTTCATCTTCTCTTTTCCCCTAGACATCTCTGGCTTGAACCTCTTCCTAATGGTCGATTCATCACATTTAAAGAATTTCGCTATCTCTAATGTGGTACAACCAAACTCTGCCAAGTTCTCAACCTGTTCAGGGTCTACCTTTATCTTGGGTCTACCTACCTTCTTTTTCTCAGACATTATTCTTCCTCATCTTCTACTAATAGGGGATCGGATGACTCCCAAAGGTCTGCACACTTCATTAACGCCCTTCTCCAATATGTCTTGGCAGACGAAGTGGATATCTTTAACTGCTCTCCGATCAATGGGAATGTGAGCATCTTGCATCTCAATTTAAATACCTGTAGCTCTCTCTGGGAGAGATTGTCGTATGCCTTGTGTGCTGCGTGTTGGAGCCATCGTTGTTCTGGTGGAATCAGACCACTGTTGAAAATGTTTAGTTTGAATCTGAAGGATGCGGAAAGGGTTATTGCGTTTTCAAGTCGCTCTTGGTCTGAGTCTGTGAGTAATGGGAACTCTTCCATATTTGTGCGAGAATTTAGTATATAAATGCTCAATATAGGTGATGACATTGTGTGTCCAAAATAGTGGAAATATCTTAGAGGGACATACCCCCCCAGGTTTTTCGGTGTCCTTGTGGTATGAGTGTCTCAAATTGATACGGATAAATTTATGAGGATTTAAACGGACTATATGCGTTTTAAGCATTCATTCTATGGAGTATCATTTAAAAATCTGTGGTAAATGTAGGGAATTGAATTTCTTTTTTCTTTTATCCGTTTGTGTTCTTTTGTTTGTTTAGACTCGTCAAAATTATTATTAAAATATCACTAGGAAACAATCTGTATACATATTAAAATAAGGGGTAGTTAATGACATATATATATAGGAGCAGAAATGAGCACAGATAAACAGATTAAACTTTTGAAAAAATATGCGGATTTGATAGCCAAGGGAGTTCATAAGTGGGACGAAAAAGATTTTTCAGAGACCAGGCAGATAACAAAAGATCTATCTGCATTTTTAGGCAAGGAAAAGGCTTTGTTTGCATTGGCAGAAACAAAAAAATATATAATGAGTAAGGGAGTAAAATAATGAATAAATCAGAATTATTAAAACATCATAAACAGATCGTAGGATCTGGCCTAAGTGATACGAGTAAAATGCCATCGTATAGTTTTAATCTATCCGCTTTGGATTGTAAAACGGGATCTAAATTAGTTGATGTCGAAGGATCCGTTTGTGAGGGTTGTTATGCATTGAAGGGAAATTATGTTAGATATAAACATACTACCAAATTGCAACCCAAGACACAAAAAATAAATGACCCTAAATGGGTTGATTCGATGGTATGGTTGATCTTGAATCAGGATAACAAAAAAGATAAGGGATATTTTAGATGGCATGATTCGGGAGATCTACAAAGTATAGAACATTTAAAAAAGATTGCAGAAGTTTGTGAACTTACACCTAATGTAAAACATTGGCTCCCCACTAGGGAATATAAAATAGTAAGATCTTATATAGTGAATTTCGGATCATTACCTAAGAATCTGATCGTTAGGTTATCCGCTCATATGATCGACACCAAACCGCCAAAAATGGACGATCTCCCTACTTCATCCGTTAATAAAGATTTAAAACCAATTGGAATAGAATGTCCTAGTTATAAGAATTCTGGCCAATGTGGAGATTGTCGTATGTGTTGGGATCCATCAAATAAAAATATTTCGTATAGGTATCATTAAAGGAGGATCTAAAATGAGATAAAATAAAAACCAAGGGAATACATCCGCACCTAGGAAAGCCGTTCATTTAACGGCTTTTTTAGGTGAAAAGATTAATTAAGGAGTAAGATAATGAGTTTTATAATTAATGACATGAGCAAGGAAGATAAAAAAATGTATACTGATTTCGGATTATTAGGATTTAATCTAGATCATCATTTTGACTGCGGAACAGATTTTTTCTTTTTTGAGTCAATTTTTGGATATGAATTACATATTGATTTTTATGATGAGTTTATTTGCTTGGGTTTTTATGAGGGCTTTAATACTGATCCAATATTTGAAAGTACTGATATAAAAGAAATTTGGAGTTTGATCAGGAGTAATCTCGATATTTTAGGCAATATATATAATGAGAGGGTTGAATAATGAATAATATAATCAAATATCTTAATATCTATTTATATCTGGTGTCCATCGTTTGGATTTTTTTGTTTTTAATTAGAATAATAAAGGGAGTTTAGTAATGTTTAAAATTAATTTTTGGAATTATAAAAACATTCACAATAAGAATTGTATTTTTTGGTTTAAATCTGAATATGGATGCGAATGCGGATGCGGAATGCGAGATTTTAACGAATACATACAAGAGAACTATTACGATGAATATTTCATTAGTATAGTTTTTTTTAATTTTGGTATCACTATAACTAAACTAGTAGAATTTTAATAATAAAGGAGCAATCACAATGAAACTAACACTACCTAATAATAATATGACATCAGGCAGAAAAACGACTTGCAAGGATGCCAACGGAATAGTATCCGAGCAATTATTTGTTATTCCTAATAACGATAAGAATAGGAAAGCAATTAAGCACATGAATAAACTTGCAAAGGAGCAAGGATCTAAGTATCGTTTTCAAAGCAGATGGAGACTACCAAAAAAAGGTGCAAAATATGGTGACTTTGGAAAATTGAGTCCTAACGATGCGAGAGGTATAGGGTTGTATATAATTGGAGCACAGAACAATAGTGCTTGTGGATATTATACACCTTCATATATAAAGAAGGTAATTAAGGAAAATGAAAAATTAAAACAAGGCCTAACAGAGTCCACACATCCTAATTTTGATGGGGAACGATACGATTGGCAATATGCCAAGGATAAGATCAGTGAACTACAAGAGGATAATGAGGATCTAAGAGAATTAAAAAATAGATTACAAGATAATGTCCGTAAATTATTTGATAAATCTGAAATCACCTCTAATCTATTAGAAGAGAAAGAAAAAGAGATTGAATCTCTAAAAAAGATGCTCAAATTTAGTCAGGAGACTGCTGAAGGTAGAGCAGTGATGATCATTCGCGATCAAATGAAAAAATGGAAATCATATCCTCATTCTGGTGAAGATTATGAAGAGTATGATGATGGTAGGTGGGAGGATGTGAATTATGAGATCGATACTATAATCTCTAAACTAGAAAAAGAATACTTTGTGGAGAGCGAATAATGAAACTATATGACATACAAAACAATGCAATACAAGTGGCGATTGATACTTGTATTCAAAATCTCTATGAATTAAGGGATCTATTTGAATCTCCTCATGATCTAGAGGATCATTCATTATGGACATTAAATCTATTGTATGAGTATCTAACAGATGAAGTAGTAGTCATTAAGGATGTGATGAATGATACAGAATATCCAGAAAGCTATCAAGAGGATTATGATGCAATGATAGATGGATTAAATAGAATAAGGTCTGTTATGATAAAAAAATTGGCAGATGGAGAGGAATTATTTCATACAGATTTCAAACACCTAGTTGAATTAAAAATGAAGTATGATGGTGACGAATTTCCTAAGATAGAATTTGATGCAGATGAATATAGTATACTTGAATGTGCATTAGAGCAGTATCAAAAGAATCGAGAATATAGAGACAGTCATAATGATGAATTTGCAAAAATGACTATTGGGCCTATTAAGGATTTGAGAAAAAAATTAGAACAATATTGTGAAGATTGTTTTGACTATGTGTGTGATAATATAAAAAAGGAGAGCGAATAATGATATATGATAAAGAAGGAAACCATCAAAAGTGTTTAGTAGCCACATCTGGTGATATGTCTAAAAATGGTATGGGAAATACAAACACGATCTATCTTTTTAAAGAAGAGCACTTAGTCGATGTCAATGAATTCCTTAGATGTCAATTGGAATTCAATCTTGCGACATTTATGTATCCACTTGATCTAGGCAATAAATATTGCCAAAGTAAACTTCGGAAGTACTACGATGCATTCGACAAACTATTCAAGTTGAAAGTGTTTACTTGTAAATATGACTCTAGAACTCAATGGAATATGGAAATGTATAACGAGGAAACAATCATTCAAGAATATGGACCCTCTAAGGTTGATGATCATCTTAATATTTTAAGAGATCGTAAGAAATCATATGCAATAATGAGAGCATCAAAAGAATTTGTATTGAACTGGTTTGAAAAGACAAGTTATTTTGAAGGTAAAATACTTAGGCATAAGATCATCTATAATCCATTTAAAAAGCAATCTTGGTTATTTGTTAGAACCTATGACTTTGTTGGGTATGGAGAGGAAGTTGAATTGTATTGTATGAATTCGGAATTTGCAGAATGTTATGATGCTTGGGATGCTTCTGATTTTGACTGGAAGAAAAAAGCCTTGATCGATTGTATTCCTGAATGACATACCTCATATACCTGGTCATACTCTTATTGATCTTTATCATTAGTATGATCGAGGATAACTCATAAAACAGAGAGCCCCACGAAAGTGGGGCTTTTTGTTTCTGGCAGCGATCGTCATTTTCGCCTAAAATCACCTATACTTACTATCACCTCTCATTGAGTTGTGTCCATCTCGCTTAAATATGGGACTCGTTTTTTTCACTTTTTGATCTTATTCAACTTTCTAGCCAAGGAATGCTGATCTCTAGGTTGCATCTCATTAAAACAACTTGGTAGTAATTCCACATCATCATTTTCTGAATAAATTGGATAAATAAGTTTACAAGATATAGAATTATCTGATTTTCTTTTAGCAAACACACAAAGTTTATCTGGGTCCCCAGAATGCTTACATTTTTCTAATATTAAAAAACACATAACATACCCCACGGTGTGCGTATAGGTGTCACTATTGACACTTTCAGAGCCCCAAAGTGACAATAGTGACAATAGTGACACAATATACCACACTGCCCCATATTGCTTATGCTAATAAATTCCAGAGTTCATTTTTCATGATTTTATACTTTCCATGAGACTTTTTTACAATAGTTCCAAGCTCAGATTGTCTATTTATCCATCGAAATACAGATCTTCTTGTCATCCGATGGTCACCCAGAACACCTTCAATTTGAATAGTAGAGACCTCATGTTCCTTACCACTAATATTCAACAACTCCTCTAATATCTCAAAATTCTTATTCTTTTTCGGCTCAAGATAATAAATTTCTTCTTTATTAGGTAAAGGTCCTAGCCAATCAAACTTTAACTCCCCATCATCCCCTTCTAATTTCATCCCACAAGCCACATGAGTGAATTCAGATGCCATCCTGGACTTCGTTATCTTGAATATCCTCAATTTCTCATCAGGATCTATCTCTGCTCTGGCAATTTGAATGCAGAACTCCAGGTTATCCGTTAATAGCTTCCCACCTCTAATATGTTCCTTGCGAAGGGTAAATGTATCTCCTCTGGGTTTGTTATTATGGTTGATCACCATGAATGAGACACCAAAAGTATCGATAAGACCTCTAATAATTGCCACCACATCCTTAACTTCATGATTCTTGCTAATATCCTTCCCAGTGCTTGTATATAAATTATCAACCACTATCAGATCATATTGATCTTTCCTATTCGCCTGGAGATTCCCTCTAAGACTCTCCCACTTATCATTGAACAACTTCCCAAGGTCGCTCTTGAGTACGGTCTTGAGGTTGCTGATGTTCGCCCTAAGTTCATCTGGGTGATTTGTCTGATAATATTTTAATATCTTTGGCACTCTCTGCTGTACCATTCCATCATCCATCTCAAATTGTATCAATAGCACCTTCCTGGGCCTTGGGACTTCAAAGTGTAGGAAGGGAACACCTATTGCCACGGATACTGCTAATTGCATTGCTAATATTGATTTTCCTGTATTATCTGTTCCCGCGATCATGGATAATCCTTTTGTACAGACAATATCCTTGCATATCCATTCAACGGGATCAATATCCAATTGCATATAGTCTGCCAGAGATATCTCACCCCATCCACCGAAGTCGCTAGGATCCTCACCAAATTTATAGCCATCATTGTCCAGGCACAGAAATAATTGGTCTACCGTGCCACCATCCCTAAAGAAATCTGTCAGGTCATAGCCATCGCCTTTACCTACCCAGTTGAATATCTTTATATTAATATTAGGAAACTGAAGGTTCAATTCCCTTGCCACCTTCATCGCTCCATCTCTTCCTGGGGTGTCATTGTCGTAGCAGATGACGATGTTCTTGAATCTTTCCATCTTGCTCACATCCTTTGGCACAGCTCCTGCACCCGATGTGAATGTAACTGCCTGGAGAGAGTGACAAAGGGCCGTTATCGCATCTTTTTCTCCTTCGGTCACCCATAGATAGGTATTGGCCATTCCTTTATCTAGTACGGCTTCTGGGTATATCTTATTACTTGCTTTCCCGAACTGTCTTCCTTTGTGATTCTTTATATGTTGTAGGTCCCCATTATAATATATTCCAAATTGCAGTTTACCAGTGCTTGTATATCCTACTGCCATTTCTGGGTTCAATGCAATGTTAGACCAGACACCCACTAGATTCTCACGCTCCAATACTTTCCCAAAGTTCTCCTTTAATCTCTCCTGGGCAGACTGATGACTTGCTTCGATAACGGCAGCACTCTTTTTTATCTCGCCATTGCTGATCCTTCCCTGGTGTCTACAACTTTGTTTTTTGCAATGGTATGAACCACTCTCACCTGAGATCGCCAGAGAGCCAGGTGTGGCACACTCTGGGCATACTGCCTTGTACCATCCCTGGGTCCCACTAGGCTTTGCATCTGGGAATGTGTCAGTTATGTTGATCATCAAATTTATTTATTGTTAAATGGCAATCTATTCCACATGATATCTGAGGATCCTTCTGCATATTCCCTGCTGTAGGATCTAGTTCATCTAAATACATTCTCTCGCCCTCTTTTTCTCCAGATCTATACTTTAGTATGGTCACACCTATCTCTCTTTCGAGTTCTGACATTTTTTTAAATGTATCTGGAAAGTCTATTCTGATCCTATTCCAATATCCAATGCCACCTTTTACACACCCTACGCAATTATTATGACTATATCCTAACTCATACATTCTGGGCATTTTTATTCCTTGCTGCCATATGACCCCTAGACATTCATCCTTAGTGACCTGATTTTCAATAAGAGGAAATTCACATCTCATGTCAATATTATGTTCTTGTAGTTTTTCTGCTCTTTTTTTTTCTTCAAAAGTATATCCAAATATGTTCACTGCATCGCAATAACCAGCATCATTCCTCATTTTCATCTTTAGTTCATGTGTACAATATGCAAATCCATATCGATTTGTGATGAATTTTTTCTTTCTCACCACATCAAAATGGTCAATGTAGTCAGGATTCTTTAATATCTTTATATCCTTATCATACCATTTTTCACATTCACGAAGGAACACCATATTACTCTCATGTTCTCCACCTGTGTCGCAATATACCAGATCTACATCATCGCCATATTTTTTTATAGCAAACTTTCCTGCGACTGCTGATGCAGCACCACATGAGAACCAAACTACTGCTTCATTAACCCTTCCACCCTTACTCACTATAATATGCCTTGACCTTTTCATCGATGTATCTCTTTGCGATACTGCATATGGTCATAAACACTAATGTACCTAGTGCAAAGAAAAAGAATGCTAATGCCAAGACCAATAATTCCACACACCATTCTGCTACATCAATTAGAAACATCCTGATCCTCCTCTTTTAAGTTCATTACTTCAAGAAAGATGTCCATTTTCTTGTTTATCGCTAATAATAATAACCATATCCTTTTGAACCATTTCCACATATACCACTTCCCCAGGTAATAAAATGCCAGAGCAAAGGGAACGAAGATCAGAACATCCATCACTCCTGACACTGCGATCTCATGTAAGTACCATTTTGTCATGTTAACTCCTTATTAATTCTTTCGCCCACTTGGCAGCCAACCATCATTTGTCAAACTCTTTCGTTATCTTCAAATAGTGGGCGAATTCTTTCTGCAACTGCTTGGACCACATCCACGGTCACTGCATTACCTGCCTGTTTATATCTTTGTGTGTCGCTCATCTCAACCACTTTACCATCTATCTCACCATACTTGTTGTGGTTATCGCTAAAGCCCTGAAGTCTCATACATTCCACTGGTGTGAGCCTGCGTATAAAAGTATTGCTGTTTATAATTGGTGAGTTTTGTCCTGTTTTTTCCCCACGAGATGGTAAGGTTGGTGCTAAACCATAGTCGTTGTATATGCGTTTGGTTTGTGTTTTATGTTTTTGATGGTAGTTTATTTTCACCATGCTATCTTTCGTGGCACTATTGGATACATTATCATCTCGTTCTTCTATAATGACCTTGATACCATTTTTTCTGGCGGATCTACTGCAATGTTGAGTGACTGTAGGTGTTACACCATCCTCTCTAATCTTATTGTTATAATCATCTAATATTTCTATTTTCACCATACTCTCTTTACTTTGACCAGTCGTTAGTGCTGATGTTACTCCATCGTCTCGTTCTTTTAGTTTCTTTAGCCTTCTAGGATCCTTTCCATATTTTCTTCTTAATTCTTTTGCTTCATTGGTTCTGACCTCTGTCATTGCTCGTACCTCTACAGCTTGACTATTGCCAGTATCTAGACAATAAGTATTTCCATCATCTCTTGATAACGGACCATGCCCACCTTTGCTTGGATCACCACTTCTTGGTTGAGTTGTATGTACACGAACATTTCCTTTCTTCGTGGCTTCTGGAACTTTATACAAACCAGTTTTTGCTCCCATACCGCCACCTAACGCTTTCAATGTACAAGCGATCCCATCTGGGTCGAACACTCTTCCCGCATCGCCATTGTTTAATTTCCCGATCTGTTTTATCATTGTTCTTTTTCCATCTGCTCCTTTGTAGTAGGATGCATCAATACAGGAGACGGCATCCCTCGATCCGCACTCACTTCCAATTGCTTCACCATTTTCTCCGATAGGAAATACTTGTGATCTACCTCGGTTTCCAATATATCCGACAATGTATATCCGCTCTCTATTTTGGGGTAGCCACCAGCGAGTATTGAGTAGCTGAAACTCAATGGTATACCCAAGGTTACTAAGAATTCTGTAGATGACAGCAAATGTTCTTCCATTGTCGTGACTAAGTAGGCCTTTAACATTTTCGAGTACCAGACAGGATATTGGGTTCCCAATATCTCTGTAATGTCTAAGAATCCGTGCGATTTCAAAAAATAAAGTACCTCTGGTGTCATCGAATCCTTTTCGCTTTCCAGCCACGCTAAATGCTTGGCACGGAAATCCGCCACAAACGATGTCAATGTGATCTGGGAGATCTCTTCCTGGTTGAATAAGTTTAATGTCACCTAGTTCCTCTGCTTTTGGGAATTTATGTTTATAAACTGCACTGGCATATTTATCTATCTCACTGAATCCCACCCAGTCAAATGTATATCCTGCCTGTTCAAAGCCTTTATGAAAACCACCGATACCACTGAATAGATCTAGCATTCTCATTAATATACAGGGAAGTCTAGATAGTTATAAAATGAATCTCTTCTTTTGCTCTGATTGTTCTTCGCCCTTTTGAATGCTAACTGCATTCTCGCCTGACCTTCCCAAGAGATATACGCTATTTTTCTTATGGGAGTAAAGAATATCGCAAAAATATCTATCTCATGCTTTGCCTTTAGGTGTTTTCTAAAGTCTACTTCCAAAGAAGTAGAGGTTTTGGATGTATTGATCGTCTTAACCTGTACTTTTTGGTATGCTTTACCTGTATAAACCAAAATATCCACACCTTTGTCATCTACGATCGGTTTATAGACCTCATATTCTGGGTAATTGATGGTCAGATCGTGAATAACTGCCGTTTCGCCAATAATTCCAGTCTTTAGGGTAGAAACTTGTCCCTTATCTTTCGTATTTGGAGCTTTTTCTTTCGCAGTCATACCTAACTATACCCATAATTAGGCTCTGGAATAGGTAATTCTATACCACAATCGGCACATACCATCCCTTCGATCACATTATTCTCAGGTTCTGCTGCTTGATACTCCTCATTATCATGTTCACAATAATTCTGATACAAGCAATCCTCGCACATTCTCTCCTCGGGATCTCCTGTGAGAGCATCGTATTTATGCTCACATCGGATGCAAGTAAGCATTAGAGTTCTTTTTTTAGTTTATATATTTCCAGGGCATGAATAAATATTTTCGCACCGATATCCAATGTATCTCTGCTAATGGCATGATAGTGAAAATCACCAGTCTCTTTGTCCAATCTTAATATCACGCCACCATCTACCTTCGCCTTTGGTTGTATCTCTTCATACATTGCCGTATAAAATCCTAATTGTGGCTTCATTTCGTCATAAACATCCTTACTGGTTTTAATATCGTATATATATAGTTTCTTCCCGATCTTAAAAACGCCATCGGCAGTACCACCTACTTTATGCTTTTCTGAGACAAGTTTCATCTCTGCTGCCACAAACTTAGGTTTGGTTTGAGATCGCCATTCTTTGAATGCCATCAATGCTTTCATTGCTCTGGTCGTTTGGTTCTCGGTCCAATCTTCACCGATCTCATAGTCAACACCATTAATATCTGCTTCACATAGAGCATGAGCCAATGTTCCAGTATCGGCAGCATCTTTTGTATATGCATGAGGATCCTTCCCTTCTTTGACCATTCGGATTCCCCAATTCATCAATATCGATTTATTCCATCCCAATTGACTATTCAGGATAGTTGTCACAGATGGCACTACTGTTCCATCCTTTAGTTTATATTTAGTGTGTACTTTGAATTTTCCCATTATTTCCCCCATTTGTCATTACTGACGATCTGTGCGATCACACCATATACAGAAAGGTCTTGAAAAGTGTCCTTTAGACTTTCTTCTACGGCTGTCTCGCCTTTGTTATTGTGTAATATGTTCAATAATCTTTGAACCTTGTCATTCATCCTAATGGCCAGTGCCAATAGTGATAATTCTTTATTTCCACCCATAGATATATTGCCTGGGCCATAGTCATGTTGTTTTTTAGCGAACAATTCATACTGCTCTTTATTGATCCGTTGAAATTCTTTCATTGTTTCTGGGAACTTTAACTCAACTGTTTTCGTTATATCTTGCATCCATTTTCCTTTTCATGTGTTTTCTCCACCAGAGATCTAACCGATGGAAATCGTGTATTACAAACCAGGTCCGTATCATTTCTCCAGATGTATAATCTGTATGTAGCAACCAATCTCTAACCCATCTCATTTTAAACAGCATCGTTTGTATTTCTTCTGTGAACCGCAAAAGCATTCTTGATTCCTGCCCACCAACTTTTTGGCTTGTTCTGTTGTGATGGTGAATGGGTTCTTTTTATATTTTCTGATAAATCCACCGTATCCACCTTCTTTTCTGATGAGCCTTGTCTTGATGCTAACTTGGCCTGAAGTCTCCTGATGTTTCTTCTGCGTACCCATTCTGAATTGGGATACTTCTTCTTGTGGTGTTTTGTCTTTGGCATTACTCATCTCCTTCGCCATATTCATTATCATAAATATTTTCTATACCGCAGATAATACAAGCATAAACACCTTTATATGGCTTAGTGATCCCATGTTCTTTATGTGTGACATCCCTTACTCTTTTAAAAATATGAGACTTTGGTCTTTCTAATACTTTCAGTTTAAAGCCAACCTTTTTTAAAGTGTGCCATGCTTTAATGGTATTATCTCTGCAATTAGAACAAGTCCTTTTTAATTTTTTATACTTATTACCTAATAGGTCATATTCTGCTGAAGTGTCATTTGGCATGACTCATTTTCCCCCATGCATCCTACAGTATGCTCTTTTTTTCCCAATAGTTGGAATACCTCTTGGGTAATATTTATATTCTCTCTCTCCGAATAATGATATGTTTGACCAGACACCGTTACATTCTGGGCATACCATTAAGTAGTCATCCGTTTTTCCTGCTGAACGACCTCTTTTTTTCTTTGTTTTGACCTCGGTAATGGACATGAGTGTAAGTTCTCCTGTATTTTATTATTTGATCTAGCACGAGAAGCACCACAGTAAATGTGGCCCTTGTAATGTGTACAAAATCCGCAACTTTTGTGATCTCTTAGTGGACACGGCTCAAACATTTCAAAAAGAATTCGTAGTCCATGACCACTTTGTTTCGTTTTCTATCTCCTCGGAATACCAATATATCAGCATTACCGAGTTTAAAATATTTTGGTTCAGACTTTCTTCGCTTGGCCTGGCCCTTTATCCTTAGTTCATTATGCTTAATGACAAAGTCGACATCAGATGGCAGACCAAGTGATCTGCCATCTGAACCAAAGGCACGAATAGCACTTAGACCTTGCTTTTTAGCAAGATCCACGCATTCCGTTTCGTGGCGATACCCTTTTTGTTTAGGTGATTTTAGAATGGTAGATCCTCTTGCTCTTCTTCTTCATCAGGCTCTGTTCTATCAAAAGGACAATCATTTCCGCTATTATCTTCAAGTAACTGCACGGCATCTAGGTACATGGATATGTATTTCTTTCCATTGACATCTGTTTGCTTTGCAACAAATCTGACATTAACAACATCACCAAAGTCAGGCACTTCTGCTATTTTTTCCTGTTTACCATTCCATATCTCAGGAAATGTTGTTTTATCTCTATATAGAGTTGACTTGAATGTCTGTTGCTCTCCGTATGTGTCATGTATCTTATTCCCAGAAAGTTCTCTTGTTTTGCCGAATTCTGTTTTGATCTTCGACAAGGTAGCTTTAAAAGTTCCTTCCACGCTCACAGTGATATTGTGATTTCCTTGTTTATCGAATTGAGTATCCAATGATGCAAGGTGTGAAAAGACAACTGGCACTGGTCCAGTTTTGAATACCTTTTTCATGGGCTTTGCTTTAGCTGCCATATTGACTCCTTATTGTATGTGTATTATTGAATTTATTGTTACCATTGCAAATAGTAACGATAGCATTATGATGACCGCATTCTTCCATATTATATATGCAAGTGATCTAATCAATTATCTCATACTCCAGACCATATTGTTCGCATTTTTTAACGACAATGGTCTTTATAAAATCTTGGCCATCAGCATCAAGTGATCTCACACCAAAAGATGCTCCACCTTTATTATATATATCATATTCATTTCGTTCGATCAATGATGATATCAATTTCTTAATATGATACATCGAATGTTTTTCATTTGGTCTAATGATCAATTTCATGAGGGGGAAAGGATTTTGGTTTGGATAGAACGGGATCTTTCCCCCTCTGATGCGGAGTTCCCAAAGGATTGTAGTTGTAGGCGGGAACTCTTAGGGAGCAATCTGCCAGATGGCAGAATCGATAAATGATCTGAATGCAAATTTTGTTGTCCTTTGGCTATGTGGTAGCATTTTTAAAATTCTTTTATTAATTATTGAATAGATCTGTATATCTAACCTTCAAAGCATCCGCACACTTATTCTTATAAAGAAGGCTAAAATTCCTCTTACCATATATCATTTTATGCATATATGCCCTGGTTATATCGAGTTGTCTAGCAAGCCATGCGATGGATCGTTCTTGCGTTTTCAATTCGTTCAGGAGTTCTTGGTTTTCCATTTAAATACCTTTACATCTAATTAAATTTGTTATCAAAGTGTTGCCAGAGTATATTAATACCATCACTAAAAAAACAACTATTATTTTATACTTGTCAACATATTGTTACCTATTGTAACTTACGATAGTAATAAAAAGGTAATAAAATGGCATACATAGAACCACATCCAACCGACAAGAAAAAGCATCGTATCAGATGGTATGATCACCAGAATGGTGTCCGTGCCTGTGAGACATTCATAGGTACTAAAAAAGAAGCTGAAAAGGAGTGTCAATATTGGACACGAAAGGAACAAGAGATAAAGAATGGGTTCCTTCCAGGTCGTGTGAATATGGTTGCAACACTTGGTGTTTTGGAAGAATGGTTCTTTAATATAGGATTAAGGTGGAAGAATGACCATCGTGAAGAACCTATTGATGAAAAGACAATATATTTGTATAAAAAATCCCTCAAACAATTCATAGATGTTTTTGGAAAAGATTGCCTTGTTAGTGCTATATCATCTGCCAAATACAGAGAATATTTTCCTAATAGAAAATTAAATGGTCTCAATGTGGATATTAGAGCAATGATCACCATTATCAATACTGCTATCAGACATAAGAATAAATTGATCACGGAAATGCCAACAGACCTATTCACATATAATATAAAGCACAAGACACCATTCTTTTTAGAATTTGATCAGGTCAATAAGATATTATCATTGGATATGGATGAGTATTATCAGAAAAAGCCTTGGGATTTTGATAGGGATGAGACAATGAAGATATTCATGCTTTATTTGTTCACAGGATGCCGTTTAAATGAACTTTTATCACTTACTTGGGACAATGTTAACTTCGAGGAAAATAGCATCGTAGTGACAGGAAAAAGAAAAAAGGTTCGTAAGATATTTGTGACCAATACCACGATGGAAATATTAGCATCACTAAAGGATAGGGAAAGGCCAATGCCCTATAGTCCTCATAAAGTAAAGACCAGATTAGATGATATCAATGAGTTCTCTGGAATAAAATTCACCACACATAATCTTAGGTCTACTTGTGGTTCATTCATGCTATCCGCAGGATGTTCCATAGAAGAGGTATCAGAACATCTAGGACATGAGGATATTCAGACCACTAGAAAGTGGTATGCTAGGATCATAGAGGATAAGAGAAAGGATGCTACAAAAAAGATGGAGAAATTGACACTTGGTCTGTCTATTTAGAATTCTTCTTCTATTCTCATTTTAATGCTATAATAATCATTTGCGACTTGTCTCATTTCAAGTGAGCCTTGTGCAAACCTAGCAAATACATATTCACTTTCTGCACCAGTAGCTGTAGAGTCCTTATCTACACAAAAGATCATTGGCCGATGTGGTCCATCTGTCATGTTCCAAACATCTGTTATTACAGAATCATCTGAATGTTGGAATTCTGAATATTCATCAGGCAATAGATCTGTATTTGCTAAAAATGAGAACGACAGATCATAGGCTAATCTGCCACCAAACTTATTTTGCTCATAAGTACCTAATGCAAAAGGACTTTTTGATGTAGAACTTGCAGTCCTGCCTAATGATGTTGCAGATGCAAATCTATTTCCACCTACAGATTCATTTATTTTTACTTTATCATATATTATACTACGAGTGAGATCCATGTCTGGGCTATATGGCATTTCATATGCTTCACCTATCATCAATCCACCTACGGTAAGATCGGTTGAACCCCATGTTCCATTTGTCGCATTACCAGTATTAGTTGTATTACCTTCAAATTGAATTGCCCAATATCTTAGATCTTGTTCTGGAAATGTAATAATGGTTGTTCCATCTGTCGCAGGCTCTATTACCATACTTTTACCATTAGATGCAGCCGTTCTTGTATCACCATTAACTGCTTCACTCACGGTCACACTACCCCAATTAATATCTGCTGTATCTGCATTTGCACCATCAATTGCAGTTACATCGGAAGATGCATCACCAGCAAAAATCCTTATTTTCCCTACAGCCGTTGCAAGGTTATGATTTAATATTGCAATATAATTTTGCTTATAAGATGCGGTTGCAAATGAAAAAGTACACAAAACATGAGAATCTGTATCTCTTGATGTAAGAAATTCAACTGTATTCAATGGTCGTAGGTCCAATAGATCTGCTACTGTGTTTTGTGATTGCAGACCTGTGAAATAAGTTCCACCATCCGTTGCCGTTACTGCTCCAATAGCAGAACCTCTTGCTCTGTGATAACTAATTAGATCTGGAAAAAATTTTGGTGTTCTTATGTTTTGATTGGCCATTATCCTACCTCTCGTGCCTTTATGCTCACTTTACCCATAGAGCGTTTTGTTTCTATTACCATATAATACTTACTTGTTGAAAAATTTGTGCCAAACATCTCTACTGGCATATCTGTAAATGTTATGATGTCTCCTGTTTCTAGTTGACAACCTTTCATCGGATTTACCACATCACAGGAAACCAATATTTTCATGTCTCCCATAATGTTATTATAATATGAATACCAATCTGCATTGCAATCAGAGTCTGCTGATGATGGTATTGTGCCAATATTATAATCTAGATTTATTGTTCTGATACCTTCCTTATCACCAAGGTTAAACTTTACTCGATTTGTATTTGATATTGTATTAAAAGTATAATAACCAGACTTCCTTCCACTTGTTTCAGAAACAGTATCAGATTTATTATCTGGTGCTGGGTGTTTATTATTTGCTATTTCCCATTTTGTTATTACACTGTCCAATCCTGTCGTTTTCAAAGATACCTTATCTATGTCTTGACTTGTAAGATTAACACTAGCACTTAATTCACTACTTTTCTTTAAATGGATATATTTTAACTTTCCACTAGCATCTATCTTGTAATTAAATCCAAATTCCATTGCAAGTTTATCTAAATTCTCTTTTAATGATGTTGGCTCCAACTGCCAATATCGTATTTTCCAATTATCAATTGCCCTATCTGTATTTAAAGAACTCCAATTTTCAGGATCATCACCTGATATCCCTGCAAATCTTTGTAAAAGGTCTCTATGTGCATCGTGACCATGAAGAATCGCACCCGAATCCCAAGATGCAGTTAAGCCTGGGCCACCACAATAAAAGAATTTTATTTTATTAAGATTGTTATAATCTTCTGCATTATTGGAATTACCACCACCAGAATAATCTTTCCAAAATCTAATTGACACAAATATCTTTACACCAAATAATTTTAATGTATGTGCTTCTGATACATGCGAAGGTGCGGCAGTATCATTAATATAATTAAGATTTATTTCCGTAGGACAAGTCGCTGCTGTTTGTAATGCGTATTCAATATTTGAGCCAGTTGATGCTGTTCCTATTACTGTTCCTGTAGTACCGTCTGTGCTGTTGTCATAAATTCTATTACCAGATACTGAACTACCATCTTTAAAAAAATCCACTTGATAAAACTGCCCTGATCCTGAACCATCAGTATGTACTACACCATGCCTTAATTTTATTTTTCGTATTTTAGTATTCTCTGTAATTGCTGGCACTGTCATCATTTGTAAGTATCTATTAACGCCTGTACTAGAACCTGGATGCGTATAAGACGAAAAAGAATCTGTATCCCAATCTCCACTTGATGTTTTTTTAAAAGCATTCTCAGGATCGGTTAATTCTGTTCTGCCATACAGGTCATTGCCATGCTGTGGAACCATGTATCCCTTTGCATAATAATTCACAGGTGTACTTAAAACATTAACTCCACCATCTACTGCTGTTGCTTCTGCTTCTGTGCCACCAGATGTAGATGCTGATGCCATAGATAAAAAATAATCTTGACCAACATAATAATGTAGGTAATTATTATCCCCAGAGGTATAAGACCTTGGCATTAAAGTCTTTATTTTTAAGTCTTCTGTTATAATTAAAGGAACTGGGTATAATCCACCATAAGATGCATCTGCGTGATCTGAATAGTTAAAAGCACCGTAAACAACTGGCTCATATATATATTCAGTAGAGTGTCTTTTTTGTGGAAAATCTATACCATCCCAAGGTCTGTGTGTGTTGATCTGCATCGTGACATTTTGATTCTGATCTAAAGTGACATCAACTATGCGACCTGTAAAAATTCTTTGACAATTACTTAAAGTGCCTTCTCCATGAAATTGAGCATATACACGAACTTCTTTGTTGTGATAATTATTAGTACCATTGAAGAGTAATTTATAAACATCAGTACCGTGTAGATCAAAGTTTGCACTTGTGACACTTATGTTACCTGTCTTCGATGTGCCATTAGTAATATCAATACTATCTCTAATGGTTATGTTCTGATTTAATATTGATCCATGATAGAAATTAGAACTAACTGTTGTGTCTCTAAATGACAATCCAAAAGCATGAATGAATTGGTCAAATCCACCAATTGACCAGGTAGCTCCACTTATTGTTCCAGTATTGCTATTGGAGCTTGAGTCGTATGCACTTGTGCTAGAGCCTTCATCTAATTTCCAATAACCAACCAATCCACTATCATCACTATCAACAAGTCTGTTATAGTAGTTAGATATTTCACTAGCATTTCTAGCCGTATTCCAAACACGAATGTGTGCTAATTCACCATTGTACCCATTGTTATTTAAAAAGTTATTACCAATGGTCATATTTGCATCTGAACTTGTACCGCCAGTTGGATCATTGCTTGCAGATTCTGTTTCTACCAATGTACCATTCTTATAAAAATACGCTTCACCACTTGAATCATCCCTTACAACCGCTACATGAGTCCAAGTATCTGCACTAAGGTTAAAAGATGATGTAGTATTTGACTCATTACTACCACTGCCGTATTCGTAAAACAATTGAAATTCACCACCACTTTGCAAGTTCACATTAAATGAAACATTTTCAGCTTCTGATTCTCCAGATCCAGATGAAAGACCAATCACTACACCACCACCTACTGCATCAGCTTTACACCAAAACTCAATTGTAAAATTAACAAATGGTGTTGAAAGTATATTGCCAAAGTTTATAGTGTCATTTGAGCCATCAAAGTCTAAACAATTGTTATTATCAGCAGTAAAATCAAATAACCAATTCTCATCTACATTTGCATTGACTGGTGGGTTACTCAATGCCATACTAAGCTAATCCCTGTTTTGATGCTTTTGCTATTTGTGGAATAAGAGTATCTCTTACAAATTCATCGTTAGCGATCATGTTGCCCTGAATATTTAATGTCACACCACCACTTTGTCCTGATTGATTCATGTCTGCAAGATTCTGTACACCAATATTCTGCACTGCTTCTCTTCTCATAATGAACTCTCCAGCTTGAGCAAGAATTGGCACATTGTCTTGTCCTTGAACCATGCCACCATGAGCAAATCTTTGAATACCATTATTTTTGATCAAGCCACCAGTGTGGCCTACAAACATTCCTGCTGATTGTAATACTGCACCAGGTACTTGTCCACCAGGGAATAGCATCATCATTGCACCAATGGTCTGTAATATTTGACCTTGAGTAACTTCACTACTATCTCTCAATGAAACCATAGCTCTTGATGCTGCCAAAATGCCATTTGCAAATGTTCTAGTAGAATCTGATGCTTTATCTGTTTCATCTTTTGTAACAACCATACCAGCGGCCATCATTGCATTTTTTTCTAAAAGTTGTATCTGTCTATCTAAAAGAACTTCTTCTATTGGAATCCTTGCTTCAGCCTGTTCTTTTGCTCTTCGTTGAGCTTCTGCATTCGCATTTAAGGTATCATTATATATTTGCATGGTTTGAGCAGATAAAATGATCTTTTCTACTAATTCATTATTTTCCTTACCAAATGTTATTATGTCTCCGTTTGCTAGTTTAAAATTATTAGCATTTTTGTCTAGTTCGGTATTCATTATATCTAAGCCATTTACAAGTGGAGCAATACCAGTAGCACTAAGATCTAATGCATCTTGTATCTGAGATATGGTATCAAGTCTTAATGTTTCTTTTTGTATATTTTCTTCTATTTTATCGTTCTCACTTTGTCGTAAAACACTCATTAATCTAACATTCCTACTAATATCAGCATCCAGAGATAGGCTTAATGCTTTACGATCACTTAACATTTTTTCTCTTTCTTCTCTTTCTTTAATCGCCTTATTCATATCCTCTATGGCTTTTTTTAGTCTATCAATGGTTTTTATATTATCAAGATCTTGAGCACTTAATTTCCCACCACTCTCCACTAATGCCAGTGTCTTTGTATCTGCACCATCCAATGCCATTGCTTGAAGTGTAAGTGACATAACCTTTTTCTGTAAAGTCTCAGTTATGCCATCAGTTTCTTCTTCTAAATCTTTTGTAGCTTCCGTTACATCACTTAATGACTTTTTATATTCATCTAATTCCTTTACCTGGTCTTCTAATTCTTTTTGAAAATCTTTTGCTTCATCACTTACACTTTCAAATGCTCCTGTGGCTTCAAGCATCTTATCTATTGCAACTCCTAATATCATTGCAAGTCCAGCCAAGCCTATTCTTTTAAGTGATTTTTGAAACTTCAATGTAGCACCAGCGGCAAGATCTGCTGCTATTTTATATATACCAAATGTGGTTGCTACTATAGATATTGCAGTTGCCGCTTCCAATATCTCTTTCTTATTAAAACCTCTTATGAATTTTTCTGCCCACTTTACTGATTCTGTTAAAGTTGGAATGAGTATATCGCCAACAGTTGCCTGAAATCTTACAACGGCATCCTGCATATTGCTAACTGCACCTTGATATGTATTTGAAAGTCTTTTTGCACTACCAGATATACGACCATCTGGATCTGTCAATGCACTAACTAATGCTTTTCTAAATTCTGGAAGTGTAAGATCGGTAAGGTCTTCAATACCTTCAGAATCCTTGATCAATTGAAGGATTCCTCTCTCCCTGAGAATGTCAGCCGCACCAGCTCCCCCAGCGAAAGCACGGCCCATTGCACTTGCTGCTTGTGTTGCTGTGGTCCCCATAAATGCAGCAAGATCAGTAACAGCAGAAAGAGTTGCTTTGGAATTAACACCAAACGCTTCTAATTGAGCACCAGCATCAACCACATCCTGTAGTTGAAATGGAGTAGTACCAGCAACTGCATTAAATCTATCAAATGCCTTATTTGCTTCAACGACACCACCAGTAAGTCCAACTAATCTTGCCCTTACTGATTGAAACCCTGCCGATGCCTGTACAAACTTATTAACAACTACTGCTGCACCACCAACTGCGAAAGAAAATAACAAGATATTATTTCTTAATGCACCAACCTGCCTTCTGAGACCAGATGTGGATCCACGAAGTCGGTCCATACCATCCTTGGTCTTGTTTAGTTCTTGGTGTGCTTTTGGAAAACCTTTTAGGTTTATGTTAATATCGAAACTATTTCTTGACATCTTGCTGTTTCCTTAATATTGCTTGATATTCATCATCTATAGCAGAAAAGATGACTACTCTTTCATAGTCTGCATCATCTATGTTATTTGCCAAAGGGATGTTGAATTTCTTCATGGACATATACTCTTCTATGAACATATATGTCTCTTGGTCCATAAAGTAAGATGAATCGGCACATAGGATCAGATTATAATATAGATCTGTACCAGGAGTGTAATCAGTGCCTTCATTCTCAGCAAGAATCCTATTGATCTCTCCCCATAACTCATTCTCATCATAAGTTATCATTTTGCGAAGAGTTGGACTCTTGGCTTTGTACGGAAAGGTCAATCCCCTGGACTTGATATTATGATAACTCATCCAGATGGAAACCCTTGCTTTAATTACTTTTTTTTAGATGGTGCTTTATATTGATTGTAGATAGCAAGAAGAACTTCATCAACCTGATTGTCATCCAGATCTTGGAGTGACTCTTCTGGTTTTTCAAAAGCATGGTTCATAACCCAATCCAATACATCGTAAAATGTTGAAAGGTCAATGTCACCATTCTTAACAGATCTAACTTCCAAACCATGAAGTTTTCTTCTATCTTGGAAAGTTAAAGGTCTGACCTCAAACTCACCATGATCGGTTTTTACTGTCATATTATGTTGCTATAATTGTTACCAATGCACCTGAACCATCTGCTGTAGCAGTAAATGGTAATTCAACAAATACTCCAGACTCTGTAGTTGTTTGCGAATATCCTGTATATTTTGCGGTAGGCACATCAAAATCTAATTCAGAACCATCACCTATGCTAATATTTACTGAAGTTCCCGAATAAAAATCTGATACTGTATCTACCACATTATCATCTAATTTTGCAGTAACAGCACCTGTAACAGAAATTTGCCCACCTCTGTTATATGCAGATGGTTCGTGAGATATGCTATTTACTGTTGAATAACCTACTCTTGTAGCAGGATTGGATATTGTTAAGTTGAAATTATTAAGAACGACATCATCTCCACCAATACTCATAGTTGTGCAATCAAAAAATGAATATGTCTTATCTGCTGCTGTTGCATCAGGTGATGTTGATTCAGCACCTATGACTGGTTGATAACCGCTAAAAAAAGTACCACTTGCAGTTAATCTTCCACCATTTGTACCAGGATCCATTGACAAAGTTAGTTCTTGCAATATTGCACTATGCATTAATCTATCTTCGTCTGCATCAGGAGAAGAAATAACTACACAAGCATATTCACCAGTTGTTGCAGCTTCATTGTAGGCTACAGTTGCTTGATTCCCTATAATTACAGCCGATCCTGATGGGCTAGTATCTTCGGTTACTAATTGCAATAGCAACTGGACTAATGCTTCATTCTCAATAACAAGATTGTCAAATGACCAAGTAAAAGTTCCACCCTTATACACTTTAATATGATCAGTTGGCCTTAAAACTCTTTGACCTACTCTTTCAACATCTGCTGTTTGAAATCCAGCAGAAAAATCAATATCATTCACTTCTGTCAATCTCATTTTATACAATGTTCCACTTACATCGTTTGTCCCTAATGCATCTGATTGTAAAGATACATAAGCTTCAAATTGTTTACCAGAATATACCTTTTTATCTAGTGCAGCCATTATTTTTTCTCCTTAGTTGATGCAGGCTCTATCCACCCACCATCCACCAATGCCTTTGGCGGATTCTTTAATTCAACGGATTCTCCGTTCTCAAGTTTTTTTGCATTTTCAACACCAAGACCTTGAAAGTCATTTATAGCTGAAAAGCTCTTTAATTTATTACTCATTTTGTATTTCATTAAAACACCTCTGTAGATGTGCAATTGAATTGCATTATTACATTAGAAATGGTTGGATCATCCTCAGACCTTTCAAAGGTTGTATTTATTATACGACCATCATGCCACTTATAATTTCCACTTGGACTGTATGCAGTATTGTTATGTACCAATCTTTTCATCCTTTCTGCAATCTCACTTAATTGCTTATAACTATTTTTAGTATAGTTTCCACTTAATGTCAATTGATAATCAATATCGATCGTGTATTCTCTAGATTGACCATCCACTAACAACTCTATCAATGAATCAGATGATGGAATGATCAAAAAGCTCTGATTTGGTCTTTCTTCATCCACATCAAGTGATATAGAGATTGAAAATTCGTTTGCTATTAACGAATGTAAATTATCAATGATCCTATCATAGATGACATTCTCATATGTGATTGCCATCTATCTACACCTTAAAAGTTGACATCATCGGTATATCTGACCTGATCTTATCTGGCCAACAGGTATCTCTGAACTTTGAAATGTTACTGCCCATTCATCATTTACCGTATAAACTCCAGCTTGGAATC